TGCATTGTATCTGCCATTTTTTGAGCAGTTCCGTTACTTTTTTTAACTGCATTTGTTAATTTATTAAAGTCTGCTGGGGCTGCATTCATAATAGCAAGTAATCCAGATAAAGCCTCTTGTCCTGCAATTTTCTTTCCATAGTTAGCCTGTTCTTCTACACTTAAGTCTTTCCATTTTACTCTTAAATCTGACATAACATCCATAAAATCTCTTGTTGTTCCATCAGTATTGTAAAATTCAACTCCTAGCTGTTTAGTTAATATTCCTAACGCTCCCAATTGCTTACTTGAAGCTCCCGCATCTGTTGACAACCTAGTCATAATACTTCGTAAAGAAGTTCCCGCTTGTGAACCTTTAATACCTGCATTTGCCATTAATCCAATTGCAACAGCTGTATCTTCCATACTGTAGCCTAGGCTTCCTGCAACGGGTGCTGCATATTTAAATGTTTCTCCCATCATTTCTACATTAGTGTTAGCATTTGAAGATGCTGCTGCCATGACATCAGCAAGTCTTCCTGCTTCACCTGCACTATAACCCATTGCTGTTAATGCATCTGTTACAATATCGGATGTTACTGCTAAATCTGCTCCAGATGCTGCCGCTAGATTTAATATTCCATCTATACCGACCTAGCATATCTTCAGTTTTCCAACCTGCCATTGCCATATAATTAAAAGCATCTGCTGCCTCACTTGCCGTAAATTTAGTAGATGCTCCCATTTCTTTTGCTTTATTAGTTAGTTTTTCTAATTCGTCTCCCGTGGCTCCTGATATAGCTTGCACTTTCGACATTTGTGCTTCAAACTCATTGCCTGTTGATATTATTTTTTGTGTTAAAAGTCCAACAGGTGCTGTTAGGCCTATTGTTAATTTTGTTCCTGTATTTTTAAAAATGTCTCCTGCATTATCAAAAGTCTTTGAAATTTTATTTGAAGTATCATTTGACTTTTTTGTAATTTTATCAAAATCATTATCTAAATCTTTTAACGCTTTTTTTAATTGTTTTTTTGTTAGTTCAACTTCAATAGTCACTGAACCATCTGACATTTTATCACCTCTTTCTGAGCAAAAAAATATCAGCTGTTAATTAATATAGCTGATATTTATAAAATAAAAGGAGGTTTTAAACCCCCTTCTATATATATTATTTATTTTACTATTTCAAGAAAAATTTTTTCGTATTCTTTAGCTTCGCTTGGTGTTAACGATTTATTTAATCTTAACAAATATACATCTTCATTATAAGAATATTCTGTCAATATAGACATACTTGATGTAATTTCTTCAATATACTCTTTCCTTTTTTTCATATCTTTCTTAGATTTAAAAACTTCAATTGTTCCGCCTTCTGGTTCATTAATTTCTTCTTGTGAAAATTCTTCTGGATCTAAATTTTTACTGGTTTGTTCAACTCTATAATCTTCAAATGTTGCTTTAGATATATACTGATTAGGTCTTCCTAATAAGTTGTTTAAATCTGTTTCTTCATTATAAACAACTATCCTTCCTACATTATTATTTTTTTCTTTTATCTTTTCCGCAATTTCTCCTGCTGTATAATTTTGTTTTGAACTTTTAGTTTCTTTTTTGGTTTCATCATTATTTTTAGTTATAAAAAATATTCCAATTACAATTATAACTATTATAGCAATTATTGCTATATTTAAATACAACTTTTTTTTCATATTTTCCCTCCTTCTATGAGGAAATAATAACATTTTTTTACATTTTTTGCAACAATATTACCAAAATGCTCTTCCAAAATCTGCTTCTTTTTCTTCTGCTGTTCTCATATCTGGCAATTCATAAAGTTGTTGCAACTTTTTATAATACTTTCTTTCTTCTTTATCTTTTATTTTTGATATATCCATAGCTCTGTATCCCATTATTTTTACGATTTGGTTATCATCTCTAAGTCCTTCAAACATTGCTTTGAATTTCCACCAATGCAAATATTTAATATCTTGTAAATCTATTCCATATTGATTTTTAAAAGCACTATATATAAGTTCATTATCAAAATTATAATCGTAAATTTGTTTACTTGATGTTTTTTTATCATTGTTATTATTTTTATCACCTTTTTCTTTTCCGCATGAATAAAACCATAAAACATCATTTATTGCTTTTTCTATATTTGCATTTTTAGAAAAATTAGGATAAAATAAATTAAGTGTTAAAAAGATTTTTTCAGTATCATCAATACTTCTATCTAACATCAATAATTCAAAAATTATACAATTTCTAAAATTAGTATTAAAATCAATTTTAATTCTTTGTTTTACTACTTTTTCTATATCATCTAACAGTAAATTCATTAATTTTCTCTTTCTATTCTTTTAGGTAAATATTTGTTAAAATCATTTAATTGTTCATTTAGTTCATCTTCTTGTTTTAATTTTTCTTCTATAAGTTCATGAAATGCTTCTAAACATAATTTTATTGAATATTTATTTTGAAAAATTTTGCTTGAAGTGCCTTCACCAAAAATATTATCAAAGCAAGCTCTAATTTCTTTACAAATTTCTCTAATTTCATTTGAAGCTTTTTCTTCCTTTATGTCATGAATTTTGCTTTGTGTTATTTCTATTTGACTTTCTAATTTTTCCATATCATCTGCATCAAAAAAGTCAAAATCAATTTTTTTATTTAATATTTTCATTTATTCCCTCCAATAAACAAGTGCAAACTATTTGCTTGCACTTGTTGTTTTTTGTACTTTTGATACTTCTACACTTGAACTATCAGTAGTAAAAGTGCAAGTTTTCCAGTCGTCATCTGATGTTGCTGTACCTTCAACTAAATCACCATTTGCCTTAAATGCTCCCGAATATGTATAAGCATCTGTTGAGTCTCCATCGCTATCTGGCTGTACAGAATAAATTCTTTTTCTTGCTTTAAATGTGTTATCTGTATTTCCTTTTTTATTAAAATTTACTGTTACAATTTCAACAGTTTGTCCTACTAATTCTTTGTCATGAATTTCTGCAATTCTATCATGGTTTTCATTTTCAGTCATTCTATCAAAAGCATAAGCTATCTCTGAAGCATACGATGTTACATCTGAACGTTCTGTCCTTTCATCAACATACCTTCTATCATAAGTTGATGCGTTTAGGCTCTTTCCTGCTTCAGTAAAACCTGTCATTCTGCTATATTTTTCTTCATTTGCATTTTTCATAAAATTTACTATATCTGCTCTGTTATAAATCATTATTTTCACTCCTTCTCATTAAAAATATAGTTCTTTAAAAGAACTCATAATATGTAAAATTCATCTGAATAATATAAATTGCTGTTGTTTCTGTTTTTTGTAAAATATATCCTGGAGATGTACATTTAATTGAGAAAGCATTTTCTATCTTCGGAAAATTTTTAAGCCTATTTTGTACTTCTATCCATTTCATAAAATCTTCACAGAACTTTGAATTTTCTAAATTATCAATTGCTTTACTTGAAAGTGGAGCTGTAACAGAAAAATCAAAAGCTATTTGCCTTTTTCCTCCTTTTCCATCAGTGAAATTACTAACTTCTGGTTGTATTGGTGTTCTGTCTATTGAATAACTGTCAATATCGTCTTTTAAATAATCAACATCTATTTTTCCATTATTTAATAAAGGGCATTCTTCAATAAATTCTTTTATTAACTGCATTTTTGATTTTTCCATTACTTTCCTCCTGTTTTTATAAAATTTTCTACATCTTTTATAATTTCATTCTTCCTATCATTCATCATACGTTTGTCCCATTCTGGTCCTCGCTTTGGTGCTCCTTGATAATTCATATCAATATTAGTAGCAACTTTTTTTTCTCCTTTCGGAGACCACCACTTTCCACTTTTAAGTAAAATTCCAGACACACCTAGTTTAGGACTTATGTATTTTTTTCCTTTATAATGATAATGAGAATATGGACTTATATATTTAATACTACGTTTATCAGGATAAGTTTTAGCATTTTTTAATATTCCTTTACTAAATGGAATATATGGGTCGCAAAATCTATCTACTTCATTTCTTAAAAATTCTGTAACTCTTCCATTGTCATTTAAGCCATGTTCTTTAATAATATTATTTGTAGAATTAATTTTTACATTTACTTTCATTTTAAAGCTACTACTCATTATTCAGACACTCCTATTTTATAATGCTGTAAATTGCCTTTTCTATTATCATCAACACTAACCACTTTAAATATCTGATATTTCTTTAATAATTCTTTATAGTTTAAATCATCTTTAATAATTCCTTCTATTATATAATCATTTACTAAAATATCTATATTCTTTCTCGTTGGTATAGTTATTGAGCCTGTTGATGCTTTTTCAATTCCGTTTATCAATAACATTAGCTTTCTTATTATGTCTAAAATAAACTTTTGGCAAATTTTTACCATCAAAATAAAATACTTTAATACTTTCATCTTTTTCTTGATGATACAATGTAATTTTATGTATAAAAAATTTATTATTCATTTAACACACTCCACAATATAATAAAGGATTTCCATCACATCCAATTACATTCCAAAGATATGTTTTTAAAATATCATATTTCTTATTTTCATACTCTTTTTTAATTTCTTCGGGTGTAGAATATGTTTCTGACCATCCTTCAATATTTTGAGATTTTAAATTTCCTATTTCAGTCAATTTTTCATTTTCCTCATTAATTAAATTAATAATTAAGCAAGTAACATACTCCACTTGCTTAGGAATATTATTTTTATCAATTCTTCCATAAGTTTTATTGTTTATATAATTACTTGCTTCAATTGCTAATTTTTCAAAGTTGTCAAATACAACATATACATTTAACATATCTTTATAGTTTTCTCTAGTTATATAACTTAACATACATCTGTCTCCTATTCAGTTGTAGTTGCACTATTCTTTTTAATTTGTACTGCTAATTTATTTGTTACAGTATCTGTATAAACCATTCTGCCTTGTAATGCTGATGCGTTCACATGTTTGCCATCTTGTATTGGATTAATAGCTGTTTCTGCCTTCCAAGCATCAACTGATTGGCACCATCTTGTAGCATATATAATAAAATCAACATCATCAGGCATCAAATAACATGGCTTTGTTGCAACTCCTGCTACTTTTCCTATTACGCCTTCCCTAACAAGTTTTTCTCCAAGTGTTCCAGCAGTATTAGAAAATTTTTCGTCTGTTAATAATAATAATTCTGTCTCAGCTGGTATTGCTATTCTCATTTCAGTAGGTTTAATTCCTCTTTTTTTCATATTTTTAACTTCTTTTGCTATTTTTTGATACACATTTTTTTCTGTTAAACTTGCTGTATCTTCTGACACTGTACCACCTACTACTAAAGCATTTATTGCAGACTCTTCTAATGCCTTTCCTACAACGTACCCAGCACTTTCAATTCTTTGTGCTCTTATATTATCTGGAACCGTTTCTGCTTCATATCCATCTATTAACTCACTAAACGCCTTTTCTTTATTTACTGGTACATCTAAATAATCTGTTGCAGATTGTGTCATAGTTATACCATTTAAAACATCATAATCTGATAATTTAATATCTTCATTTCTAGTTGGTACTTTTACTATACCTACTGTTGGGTCTCCTTCATAATCTCTACTAAAATCATTTCTGATTGAAAATTCTTGTCTTATTAATGGAACTATTTCATTTGTGTATTTTTCTTGTGATTTATGTGTTCCTGTTTTGTTTATTGGATTTGCCATTTTAGTTCTGGGTGTTTAGTTTTTAATATTGCCATTACCCCAGTTTCACTGGAATTCACTTTTTTTACCTGTGTTCCAGTTGCTTTTTGTTCTTGTTCTTCTTGTTCTTCTTTTTGGATATACTTTGGATTTTCTTTTAAGAATTCTTCTAAATTCTCTTCAAAGTCTCCCTCTTGCTTAGAAACCTTAAACACTACATAATCCACGTCATCTGCTTTTACACCAGATTTAAGTACTATATTTTCATGTAGTAGGTTTTCTTTTTCTGCAAGTGTTCTTTGATATTCTGTGTCTTTTTCTTCTTGTTTCTGCTTTTCTGTTTTTTGGTCTTCCTGCCATTTTTTAAATGCTTGTAGTTCTTCTTTTGAAGGCATTCCCTTCATTTTCTTTTTAAGCATTCCATCTGCAAGTTTTTGTGCTTTTTCTTCAAGTGTTTCTTCTTGTTTTCCCTCGGTTTCTTTTGTAGTTCCGAGTGTCTACATTCCCAGTTCCTTCGGTTTCTTTTCCTTCTTCTGTTTGGTTTTCTAATTCTTCATTTTCCATTCTTTTACCTCCCATTTATTGTCCGTCGACATTCTCCCAGTTTCTTTTACGCCTGTACCGTAAAAAGGCATAAAAATAAGAGGTTCGCTTTTAACTAACCTCTTACATATATAAAAGACACTTTTTTTAGTGCCTTGTTAACTTATTTTAATCTTCAAATTCTATAAATTTATCTGCTAAATTTGAATATTCGTTTGATAGCGTGGTTGGATTTTGTTCCTCGTCCATATTTGATATTTCTCCATTAAGAACAATATCTTCTTTTATTTCTTCTATTTCTTCCCATTCATAATTTCTATCTTCTATTACTATATTTATATTTTTTAGTAATTCTAATTCTCTCTTATTAAGTTTGTTTTTTATTTTCATTTTGTTGTTCCTCCAATTTTTTAGCTAATTTTGATTTTGTTGCATGCGTTGTAGTTGTTTTTCCTGTGTCTGGATTAATATATATAGTAATGTTTTTACCTATTACTGCAAAGCTTCTTCTTCCTTGCTTATCCGTTTTTATTTTACCATAATCTAAAGGATTTTTCAATGTATCCATAAC